TGAGGTGAATGTCCGAAGTTAAGTAGCTCTTCTTCTAGTACATCCCACTTCCGCCATTTGTTCCATATTACTTTTTTGTGTTCGTATAAACCAAGAACACCACGGAGACGCGCAAGTTTATCTCCTTTAAAGCCTTTGACTGGAGAAACTGAAAGATTGTATAACGCACGCTGCTCCAGAATTATTCTTTTAAAATCACCTTCAAATGAGTTTTGATAAGCAACGGCTTCAGGCCATATTATGCACGGCGACATTGATGGAAAAAATTGACCTTCGTCATTCTCAAGGACTATATTCCAATCAGCAAGCATTTGGCAGAGCAGATCCATCTTATCGAGATTGCCCATCGTGCGAGCACGCCGTTGATCGATCATGTAAATTTTGCCTTCTTTAATTCCACCGAGAGTCATGACTGTCCAGTCATTTTTCTCTTTTAATCCAGCACTTAGATCAATACCAACACCAAGGCAGTCGTAATCTTCAGGAACTTCTCCTTTAATGATTAGCTCAGGTGATATACCAACATCAGTTGACTTAACAGCTGTATTTAAATACTGATAAGCAAAGGCAACACGATCTTCTAACTTTCGATCATTGAGGTATTTCATTGACCAAAACTCAGGCCAATATGAACGTTGTTTACCGTCAGCGTCTGTTATGACAGCTTTCTGGATAATCTGTTTCCAGTTGTTCTTGGGGACAAAGAGAGTGGCGTGAATATCGTCAAAGTGGAAGCGGGTTCCCAAACAGATAGCCCGTGCACCTTGGAACATCGTTGGTGCGATAACGTTAGACCATGTCTGTTCCATCTCACGGCGAATGTCTGGGTTGTTGATCGAAGCGGCAGATTTGATAGGGTCATCAATAAGCACCAACTGCGATCGTTTAGAGGTGATTGCACCTTTGAGACCACCACACGCAATTGTGAAAGCTTCTTCACCTGCTGTGTCAATTCCTGCAAACTCATAATCAATAGACCAGTACTCATCCGAACGTTTTATTTTGGAGAGTCTCACCATTGGAAAGATCTCCCGATACTTGTTGCTTATAAGAATCCCTTTAATCGTTGCTGACTTGGCACGACTGATGTCCACCATGTAAGCGATGTAAAGGATACGTAGCATCTGCTTGGCAGCTGCATGTCGTCCAATCATCCAGGCTGCAAACAAACCAAGGACAGTACTTTTGGCAGAACCACGTGGTGCGAGGATTGATGTATTTGGTCCACCAATTCCTATCAAGCATTCACTATCTTCTCCAGTGCATAACTGTGCATGCCACTCCAACATATGCTTTGCAGGAGCTTTACCCATGAACTTACAAAAGTCTTGGAAATTATCTCTTGCTTTTAGGACTTCTTCACTAGGTGGTTTTACAGTGACCTTTGTTGCATTCATCAACGCAATTCTTCTGTATGCTAATGAAGCGCTAGATATTGCCATAAGTTAGCCTTTCCTAAAGTCTAACTAATAATTATTCTTACGCTAAGCCAAAGTTCTCAGCCATACGATCCGCAGCTTTATTTTTCATCCTACTTATTGCTCTGCCCCGTGCTTCTCTAGCCTTACTCTCTGCATATGATATGCCCATGTCACGTAGGAAGGTAGCAGCTTCTTCTGCGCGTGCGTTAGATCCTGAACCACCATCGGGCATTCCAGGAAGTGCTTTAGCTAAATTCCCAATTGTGCGAACTGTAGATACTGAAGCATCTGATATTTCAGGAAATGGTTTTGATTCTGGAAGATACGGAGAAGGTCTCATTAGCCTAGTTCACTATATATCTTTGCAAATACTGCATTGATTGCATTATCAATAGGTTCAGCAAGATGTGGGTCATCTTTAAAGATGGAGGTCATTTCTCGCATCACACGATCTGCACCAGCAAGAATTAGTCCTCGTTTATCCGTTGTACGGTTCATCCGATCAGACGTCTCAATATGCGAACGTAGTTCCTTTTCAAGCGAAGCAAGCCGTGCTGCACCATCCGAACCTTTGATCTCTCCCGAGGTAATGGCCATTCGTAGGTCTTGTATATCGGAGTGGAGAGCAGCAATCTCGCTATTGAGTATTTCACGGCGATTAAGCTTTTTAAACTTCATTTTGACCCAACGGGCCATATCATTAAATGTACCTGGATAGTTCAAGATTCCCGCATATACCCAAATTTCAATAATTGATGGAGTTACCTCAGCAAATTCTTTGAACTCTTCTGATTCAGAAGCTGGCAATGTGTCCAGCCACTGATCAACATATGTCATATAGACTTTGCCTGTATTTTTAGTTGTTGTAGATGATGTCATTAGAAACCTCTGGCTAACCCTTTGGCCCTCGCAGCACTACGAGCTTCACCACGAGCGTTGATGTTGTCTTCAAATTCATAGTTCTTCCTATCCTCGGAACCTTGAGTTGTAATTCTGTTGCTATCTGTTTGACGTGTTTCGTCACCTAGCACTCTGTATCCTTTGCGATCATTTGTACCTTGAGTGTTAATTCTGTTGCTATCTGTTTGACGTGTTTCGTCTCCTTCTACACGATAGTTTTTACGTGTCTGATCTCCTTGTGCAGCAACCCCTAGTCTGAATTGTTCTCCAGATGTGATAGTTCCTAATCTATTTTCCACACCTTGTGCACGATAGTTTTTACGGGTCTGTTCCCCCGTTGCAGCCATCATTCCTATATTTCTTCCATACTCTCTGTTTTGGAATTCATCAGTGAGTTCAAATGTTTTATCTTTGTCTCGTTGAGTATATGCAAATTGATCTGCCGTTAGTTCTCTATTGTTCCGCAGCTCAAGGTTTGCACCAAACAAAGCATTGTCTTTGTAGAGACCAGATGCAAAGTCTGCTTGCTGCTCTGACCTAGCCATGTCAAAGTTCTTACCTACTTGATCTGCATAAATTCCCGTCTGTAAGTCGTTAATTCTATCGTTATCCTTATCTACAGGCTTGAAGAAGTTTTCACTTATCGTCTTAAAATTATCATATCCCTGTTGGATATTGTCAAAGTCCTGAGACGCATCTGCTTGTTGACTGTTGTCGTTATTTCCATCTTTATCTGTATCTACAAATGTACCCCCCTCATCCCTGTCATCAGTACCATTACCATTTTTATCTTGAAAATCCATAGTTCTCGCACCTTGGAGGAATCCATTGCCTACTTGTTCTCCACCTTGCGTTCTAAAACCGCCACCGCTTGTGTTATCTATTGATGACCCTCTACCATTCCATCCTCCACCTCTGTATGCAACCATGATCTTTTCTATTCACTAATATAAATATTGTATCTAACTACAATAGATATATATCAGGCGAAGACGTGTCATGCAATTCAACTATAGTAATTCTGCAAACTACCTTGCTGGTGGTGCACAGGTATCTAATACTTTAATTGACACCTATGACACGTCTCAGAAGACTGGTACTAATGTTAATAAGTTAGTACAAGCTCAGAGTAAGCGACGGGCTCAACAAAGAAAAAATGCAATTGACCAGGTTACTACTGTTGGAGATAAAGCAGTAGATATTCAGACTGGGATGAAGCTGACAGATATGGATGCGAAACTTAAGAAGGATATTCGTAATATTAATAGGCCAGCAAAAATGGCAGGTGCATTAGCAGCTACTGTTGATACAGGTAATGCTTATCTTATGTATGACAAAGAACGAAAGTTGAAGTTAAAGGAAGATGCTGAATATAAGGCAGCTGGCCAAACTCAAATGGATCTTATGAAAAAATCATTTGAAGCTCAAATGAAGGCAATGAAATCACGCTCAGAAGTAGAAACATTAAAACTCGAAAAGTTACGTAAGGAGTTTAATCAGTCAGGTACTCAACCCACAAATTCCTCAGACACTCCTCAGACTATTGCTAGCACCTCAACTGCTTCGCCTGTTCAAGCAATTGCACCGTCAGGGGGAAATGTAGACAGACAAGAGGTCTATACTTATTTGACAAAATCTAAAGGATTATCAAAAAATAAGGCTCTTGGTTTAATGGCGAATATCGACCGTGAAAGTACTTTTAGATCGAATCCTGCAGGTGGAGATGGAGGCAATTCTTTTGGAATGCTTCAATGGAATAATACCTATGGTAGATCTGATTTGATGAAGCAGAATGTTCCAGACTTTGCTACAAATTGGAAGGGTCAGTTAGATCACGCACTTTCTCAAAATCAACTACCCGAATATAATCAATTTATTAGTAAATTTAAAAATACTACTTACAGTTCTCCTCAAGCAGCAAGTGAGGCATTCCTACGTAATTGGGAGAGACCCGCAGACGTGGCAGGCGATATCGCAAAGAACAATCAGTTTATTGCAGGATATAATTATCAATAAACTTTAAATTAATAGTTAACCAAGTTGTTGCTGACATTCCCTAGCCCTTGCAGAATTAAGGCTAACGCCTCACGTTGATCTCTACGGTTACTACGAGCGTTTTCCATATCTAACCTACGGTTGTTCATTCCCATCTGGCCCATTTGCAGTTGGAAATTATTTTGTGCCTGCATTTGTTGGAATTGACGGTTAGCAAGATTTTGCTCCATCAAGTCAAGGTATCTTGACTGTTCAGTGCGTTTGGCTTCTGCTGCTTGTATTCGGCTAAAATCTCTCTGTTCGATTGCTAGATTTGTTGGTGTTGTTTTGTCTTCTTTTCTTAAACGATTACCTTCAGTAAGAATATCTTGTTCTGTTTTAAACGTCTTTGGAACTATATACCCTTGTACTGCAAAATCTGATCTAGCCTTTTCGGCTTTTTCAAAATTTCCAGCTTTAGAAAGCAATACACCTCTTGGATCCTTAATATTAATCGTTTCTTTTGAATCTGTTAAAAATTTCGTAATGTCATCTGATAGAAGAATATCATCAGCTTTTTTCTTGTAGAACTCTTCTGTTAATTCATCTGTACTGTGTCCAAATAAACGATCTTTCCAATTTGCTTCTATTTTTCCTGTTTTTGGATCGGGTCGTCTGCCTTGCGCAAACCTTTCTGCACTATTTCCAAATGCTGCATTAAAGGCACCTAACCCACCACGGTCATCATTTGCTTCATTAACAATCTCATTTAAACCTTTTATTTGATTAAGCAACGTAGACATTAAACTAATCCTCGCTGTTGTAGTAACTTAAGTGCTTCTTCTAGTTTACGCTCTTCTGCAGACTTACCTCCGCCAAATACAAGCTGAGTGCCATCACTTAGCATTTTGCCTAAGCCTGCACCTGCAGCTATACCTAAAGGACCACCTACTGCACCAAGCGTCCCACCAATTCCCATAGCAACAGCATCCATTCCTTTGTTTGCCAAGCGATCTGGACCAGCCACTACATCTGCAATATCCAGTCCAACTAAAGCTGCACTAAGTCCCGGAACTGCACGTAGGATATTTCTAGCTGTGTTGCCTCCAGCAAATCTTGCAACTTTTGCACCTATTGTTGCATTGCCTGCAGCATTTTTAGCGAGCTGTGCTTTGGCACCTCCCAACCCCCTTATCATGTCCC